TTATTCATCGAATAAGTCAAGATTGGGGTCTTCCTGAACAATAAGCTTCTCTTCAGAGTTTACGATACTGCGAATTGTCCGCAGTGTCACGCTGAATTTACGAGCGAGCTTTTCTTTTGACATTGTTGGCGCTTCTTTACGGATCGCTCTGTTGCGCATAGCAACTGTGATTGGTGTGCCCATTGGAATTTCAATGTGATCATTACCAAGCTGATCTGCAAGCAATTGGAGCTTACTCAAGCCTATCACCTGTGCAAGCTCAGAATTAACATTTAATGCCTGACGAATTGGAATATAGATTTTTGTACCACCGAAAGCATCAATTAGATTCAATGCATTTTCGACCTTGATCAAGCGTGCAATGAAAATAAAATTTTTTGGCATCAAGTTAATGATCTCATCGTCTGTGAAAACTTGCTGTGCATCGGTGATATGCGGACGATAAGCCATAATGTAGACCTCCTATGCTTCCAGAGTGATACGTTCAATACCGCAACGTTTGCACCATTGTCGTAAATGATTGATGATCATATCTGCATGTTTGCTGCTCAAAAATTGCAAAGCGCTCACATCAACACGATTTTCAACAAATTTAGCCAAGGCAATTTCACTGCCATTTTTTACTGCACCAGCTGCATGAAGCTGAAGCCATAAGTGTCGAATTAGTTTGCTTTGTGCGTCATTTGCTAAGTTTTTGAAGTCATCCTTATTTTTTGATTCAATAGTAAAGCCAAGTTGTTTTAAACGATCCAGCACTGCTTCAAGCTGTGCTGGTGTTAATAGTTTCGAACTATCTTTACCAGTCGTACTTTTTAGAATGTCACGATATACGTCATCATCAAGACCAAGCTTATTTTTTGCTACGTGAATGAGCTTGATCAAATTCAACTTTTTATTGTATTTCACTGGCCATTCTCCTTATTTAAGGCATCAATCCAGTCCTGAGCGTTCAGCATATGGCGAATTGCTGTAGATAATTTCTGATTTGCAATATCAACATATGTTTTACAAGTTAGACCTTTGCGGATTTCATCCTGACAATTACGTAACTCAGCTAGTGCTTCTTGAATTTCTTCCAAAGCGACTGTTGTTGTTTTATGGATTAATTTACTCATTACCAGAACACTCCTTTAGCTGCATCAGCAAGTCCAATCAAAGCCAGTGCTGCAAGACACAAAGATGATCCAGCTTTAAGACCATAGGCTTTGCGTTCAAAAACAGTTTGACCAGTAATTTTTCGTGCTGACCAAGCTTTTTTTGCTTGAGAACAGCAAGTCACCAGCCCAATGCCAAAAACAGCAAAAAGAGCTAATACACTTAAGCAATTCATTAATTCATTCATGCTTTATTCTCCAATCTGGCATATTGTTCACCACCATTCATGGCTTGATTAAGCTTGGCTGCTTTACCTGATTGCCTGCCTGCATGGTAGTCATTTGCAGCTCTATCATTAAAAGCTTTACCTTTGTTGCGATCTTTGGGAGTGAATGAACCAAGTTCTCCACGTGACTGATCCATATGTTTTTTAATTCGCTCATTGGTATTTGTAGGCACTTCAATATTTAAATCAGTTATTAAGTGCTTTACAGAAGCTACCCAGCCTTCACAAAATAAATCAGCACGCGCCACCTTATTTTTTTTGACTGTTACACGTTTTAATGTTGTTTCAATAAAGGCTTTTCGCGCACGAATCACTTGGCGATAAAGAACGTCAAAAGTATAAGAGGCAACTTCAGGTGCTGGATCGACACCGATAAATGTCCATGATGCTTTTATCCCCCAAGAACTACTGCCAGTGCTAAAAATAGGTTTGCATTGCATAGCACGTGCAATAGTCATTACTAAACTGGCTTCCCAAGCTTGTGGAGTTTTAGTAGCTTTACTCTCACAACTAGCCTCAACAATATCTAGTAAATCAGGATCAATCTGAAACTCTTTCATTAATGACTGTGCCATGCGTAATGCAGTAGCAGCTTCATTTTCATTACTGGATTTTGAAAGTGCTAAGCACTTTTTGATTTTAAGAATTGCATCTTCGCGTGACATACCCATTTATTTTTGCTCCATAACATATACATAAGTTTCGAGTTTTTTTGACCAGTAAACGCATTTACCTTTTTTGCTTAACTTGCGTTTTCTTCGTCTGCTAATTGGTCTTTCTTTCATGGGATTTCCCCAAGACTTTCCTTAACAGTTTCAGATAAGTTGGGATTAAGGTTCGGATGTAGTTCAAGATGAGCTGTCAATGTTGTTTTTAGTTTTTCCTGTCCACGTTTTACAAATTCTGCTTTCATAGCATCAACATAATCAAATGCTGTTGCGACGCTAATAAATGTACCTACCTGTGTATTTGCAATAATGTATTCATGTGCCATGTCTAAATCTGATTTTTTCAATTTTTAAATCCTCGCTGCTCGTCAGTACCAGTCCACGACGACTGGCAGACACAGGCACGGATGCCTGTGTTTCGCTTAGAAATTGGTTGGTTGAGCTACAGCACGAGTTAATGCCATCAAGCCTTGCTGTAAATGAGCTTTAGCAATAGCTGACCATTGGTTAGGTTCTGTTTTCCAAAGATGTTGCTGTAATTGATCATCTCCGTCATGAGCAGCTTTCGCTAAACTCAAAAGGTGATGGTCGATTTTTCCAATAAGACTTTCTAATGCAGTCCCATGAGTTTTGATTTCATTCATCAAGTCAATTTCTAGCTGAGAAAGGTCACGGTAGCCTTTGATTTTTTGGTGTTGATTTTCCATTAATTCACAGCCTCTTTAAGTGCTTTGCCAGCTTTGAACGTCGGTACTTTTGAGGCTGCAATTTGAAGTTCTTCACCCGTTTTCGGGTTACGGCCAATTCGCGCTGCGCGTTCATTTACTTTGAATGTTCCAAAGCCTGTGAGTGTGACTTGACCGCCACTTGCCAAGGTATCAATGACACCTGTTTCAACTGCCTGAAGAGCAGCTGTTGCTTGAGTTTTTGAAATGCCCGCTGAAGCCGCGATGTGGTTGATAAGTTCTGATTTATTCATGGTGTATTAACCTTTTAAGTGAGTTGAACTAGCTGTCAGAATTGCAAAAAGCACATATAAAAATTCTGGCCAGCCTGTTGTGTGTAAACTTCCTGCGATAAATCCACAGGTAACAATTGCAATAGAAAGTTCTTTCATTGCTAAGCCTTTAAATGGATGCGATGTCGAGTGATAGTGGTAAGTAGCCACCAGTTGCGTCATCACGGTTGTAAAAGCGCAAGTAAGCTTTGCTGCCGATAATGTTGATGCTGTCCGAAATGGCTTGCATTGCTTGCTTCCATTTCGGGTGATTGATTTCAATTTTTTTGAGTCCGAGTACTTTGGTAGTGCTGATTTCTCCTTTTTTGTCTACGTTAAAAGCGTTATTGATGATTACTTTGATTTCGTCACGGCTGCCTTCAGTCCATTCTTCAAGACACTGATCAATCAGTTCTTTGGCAGCCTGAAGACGTTCATCAAAGTTGATGGTCTGCGCGATATTGCGCTGGATTTTTAAACGTCCGTCGTAGCTATGAAGGGTGACATTGCCTTTACCGCCTCCAACGGTTACGCCATATTGATCTGCTGAAATGGCGCAAAAGCTTGCTACCTCTTCGAAGCCTTGAATTTTGAAATCCTTCAAAAGTTCATGGATTTCATATACTTTTTCAAAAAGCTTGCGAACGGTTTGATCACGTAATTTGTCAATTTCTTTGACATTCGCTTCAGGAACAAATGCACCTTGTGCGTTTTCCCAAAAACCTTCTGGTTTGGTGTGAGTTGTCATTGTGTAGCTCCTTGAGTTGTTGGTTCTTGTGCAAGTTCAGCCGCTTTTAAGCGGTCAAAGCATTGTTTGTGGGTTTCACCATCACGTTTGTTCTGAACGACATGCGCAAACAATTGCTCTGGTGGGATGTTTTTAAGTGAGCTTTGTTCGATCTCTTTGCGTTCGGCATTGGTTTTATTGATCAGTTCCGAAAGAGAGAAAGCTGGACGCTCATGCTTCTGGCGTTCGTGCTCAGCTTGATCCGCAGCACGCTCAGATTCGGTTTTTGTGCGTGATAATCCGTGGCGTGGAGTAGCATCTTGAGCTGGTACATATTCAGGTTTAAATGAAGTGATGACTTCATATAGATAGCCGTGATTTTTGAGTGGCAGTTGAAGCTTGCCTTGATCTCGACGTTCTAGCATTGTTGCGATTGCCCACACCCACGCAGCGCGTGGCGCTGGATAGGTGTGATGACCTCGTTTGATTTCCTTTGCCGTAATATCAGGCGCAATTTCGCTGATTAGTTTGGCTGTACGTTCAAAAGTCAGGTCGCGGCTTTCAGAACGAAACATTGCCAAGTACTTGATCAATGGGTGTTGTAAATCACCAGTAACGCTGAGTGCTGAAACAAATGCTTTACTTGCATCACTATGACCAAGCAATGCATCAAGACTGCAAGTTGCTCCGCAAGCTGGGCATCTAGTTTTCATGCATTTGCTCCTTCAGCAGCAGAAATCATTGCCTTATAAGCTGATCTGGCTCTAAATCCGACAATTCCAATTCCAGCTCGTTCCATTTCAGCCGTTGGCTCTTTCGGCACAAGGACATAGTCACCACTAATCAACTTGTCCAAATCTTTGGAAAACTGTGCTCGTTTTTCATTTTGAGAATTATTCTTTTTCATCGTGTTAGCCTCTGAAATGTTTTTGTTTTGCTTCAAAAGCAGTCTGGCAACCAATGCACAAAGTCACGCTGCCAAGTCTGCGTCGTTGTTCTGGAATTTCTGTACCGCATTCTTCGCAATCGAAGTAGCTTGTAAATTCCACTCGCTTTGCATTGTGCAAAGCGTGGTCTAAATCGGTTTGAGCAATGTCTGCTGCTACGTCTGCAAAATCAGCCATCAGTTACACCTCCATCACTAAATCACCAGTGATTACTGGTGCACCTAACTCAGCTGCAACATTCATTGCACCTGTGATCAAGTTGCCTACAGCTAGAGGGTATAAAAGACTTTCATGCTGATTTTTGCGGCCTACGTTGCGAGTGAGTTTGGTGCAGATAGCATCAAGTCCAGATTCATCAATAAAGTCCTCAAGCTTGCGATCTACCGACTTACAGCGGTGTTTGAGGTAATCAACAAGGCTGGTTTGTGTGAACGGTTCAAGCGTGACAATTTCACAACGCTGTACGACTTCACGTACTTCTGGATTGTTCTCAGCAAGCTTGATTTTGAGTTCGTCTTGTCCAATCAAAATGATGTTGATTAAAGGTGTGAAGCCATTTTCAAGCTCAAGGAATCGCTTGAGATGCTTCAGTGTAGGGATTGGTAGGCTTTGCGCTTCTTCGATGATCAATACATGACGATGTCCAGCACGCATGCTCTCTTTGAGTAATTCATGGATTTGACGAAAGCGTGCTTCAGGTGAACGTTTTGCATTGGTACTTGGTGCTAAAGCGGCCAATATCGCTTCAGCAATATGAAGTGATTTAAGGGTTTTACCTTTAATATCGTTCTCTTCAGTTGCAAGCACATAAGGCTCAATCACGATGACTGGTTCACGCTCACGTTCAATGCGGTCAATTTGCCCACGACGTAGAGTTGACTTACCTGATCCTGACTGACCGACAACCGCAATAAAGGAAGAGTTTCCTTTAATGACTTGCCACATTGATTCGCTGACATAATTAATGTCGGCATTGATAAATAATTCATCTGAACTACGGATGTTTTCAGTGAATGGGTTCTTGAACAGCTTGAAGTGTTTCTTGGCTGCTGGTGTTAGGGTCTGTTTACGTAGTAGCATAAGTTGCTCGTCCTCTGATGGGTCTGCTGCACACTCACTGTCCAAGGCTTGGTCGTTATTGGTGTGAGTCTGTGCAGCAGTTAATGCTTGTGAAATATGATCTGAGGCAATTCCTTTAGCTTCCAAAAGTTCAATGAACTTTGACTGGAATTGGTCAGGGTTCTTTTTTGGTCGTTGACCGTGATTGACAAAAATATTGACCGTTGCTGTGCTGACTCCTAGTGGTTTACAGAGTGAGCTTTGTGCAACGTTGTGTTGTTTAAGCAGTTGTTTTAATGCGCTCATGATTACTCTCCAACCACACGTAATTTAGGTTTCGTGGATTCGTTTTGGATGCCAGCAATGATTTCTGGAATGACTTCTTGAGGCACTTCACCCGTAGGGAATGATTTTTGAAGTGCTTTATAGTGGTCGTGTGTCCATAGATCACCGACAACGCCTCGAATTTGTTTTGCTGCTTGGATTAAATTGACTGGTGCAACTTGACGACGTTGATCAGGCGTGGTCATTTGCTCACCAGCTCGTGGCAAGTAATCAGGTACTACCGTTTGATTTACATCTGCCATCGGGTCAATGATGTGAGAGAAAGCGCCTTTACGTTGTTTGATGGCTTTTTCAACTTCTTCATCTGTGTTGACGTTGTATGCTTTTTGGCGAATTTCTTTACGCACCTTATCCAGTTGGCTGTCAGCCTTGGCGCGTGGTGTTTCACCAATGATTGTTGCTGATTCATTCCAACCACCGATTAAATCCATTTGATCAGGTTCAATGGTGTAGACCATTGGATTGCCATGTTCATCTGTACCTATTAGGTCAATGCAAGGTGCGCGGAATGGATTCACTACCACATCAAATTTTGCTTTGACATGCACGCCCCATACATGACTTACATCATATTCATAAGAGCCATATCCGTTGATTGTGTGCTTCACACGTAAATTGCCTGTAACCGTTTTAGATTCAGGTTTCGTTGTTACCAGTTCTTTACATAGGTCGATAGGTGGAGCGATTCGCAATTGCTCAGGCTTGATTGTTTGCCACACAGCATTACGAGTTTTACCTGTACGAGAATGGATGCTGGTCTCATTAAAATGAGCAGTCCATTTTGATGCGAAGGCATTGAGCTGAGACAAGGTTGTAATCTTGTCTTTCATGTATTTAATACGGCCTTCAAACTCGCATTCGATAATGTCTTGGTGCTTCTCAACCTGACCTTTAGCGCGTGCATTGCCTTTAGCGTGGTCAATAATTTGGATATCCAAACGATCAAGCAAATTCGTAAATAAGCCACTGGTCATCGCACTACCTTTGTCGGTGTAGATGATCATTGGTACGCCATGCATAGGATTGTTATTGTTCCGACGCTGCATAGCATTCAGCATAATGTTGATCAGGTTTTGAGCTGACTCACTTCCGCGAACATATTCAAGATAGACATTGCCACTGTAGTGATCCGTGATCACATAGCGAGTCACCATGTCTTTCTCAATACGTTTCATGTTTTCTGGCTTGTTCTTATTAAACTCGCTAGGGTGCATATCACGCACACCACCTTCTTTCGGAAGGTAGAACAAAATGCAAGTTGATGCGTCCAACTGCCATACATGGTTTGGGTGTAAGCTGCGTTGATTTTGATGCGGTGTTGGCGCTTCAAGCATGGTCGGATGACATAGCTCTTGCTTCATGCGTCTGCCAATGGTTGCTGCACTCACATCGGGTGCAACGCCATTTGCCTGTGCAATTTTCAAAGCACCTTTGATGCTGGTTGTACGCTTACCGTTTGCACGGGTTGCCTCATAGACCAAACCTCCAATGAGCTTTGCTGTATCAGCATCGACTACACTTTTACCTTTATCGCTTCGAGTTTTGCGACCAGTGGTGTAACCAATCGCTTTTAGTCGGCGATATAGCTCATTGCGTCCAATCGACAAAAATGCCGCTGCTTCAGAAACAATTTCATCCTTGCTGCCAAAACCTGAAGTCTCCAGTTTTTGCTTAACTTCCTTTAAATATTCGGCTTGCGCCAATTCAACAGTATCTATTTTGGCAGCCATGATTTAAGCCTCACTTCCTTGAAGCTCAGTGTTTAGAGTTTCATTTTCCAATAACACTTCAGTCAGCCAGTCTGGTGTGACCATTTGTGCAAAGTCGATAGGTAGTCCAGCTTCGTTGCAACGTTGCGCCATGCTTTGGTAGGTCATACGGATATTGGCTTCGTATTGTTCAACTACGAGCGAATCCATGCATGATTCAACAGCAGCATTCATGTCTGCATTGAATTGATTGGCTGCATCTAAAAATGTAAGCACAGCTTTTTGCATGAGTTGCAACGCCTGTTGGCGTAGTTGCTCAGCTTCAGTTGCTTCACGTTTTTGGATTTCAGGTGGGCTTTTGAGCTTGGTTAGCTCGACATCCATAGAGCTAATTTTTGCGTCTTTTTTGCGGACAACTTCTTCAATTGCAGCCTTGTCTGCTGCTGTTTTTTCTTCATTTTGTTTTGCATCACGTAAAGCCTTTTTTAGCTCACGTACAGACATGGTTTCAATGCTATCTAAATTGACATCACCAACACTTCCACCTTGCTCAATGACATCGATTTCATCATCATCTAAAATTACTAATTCGAGAATTTTTGTCTGACTACCAGCTTTTGCCAAAAGCGAACTTGAATTCGCTTTTGAGAATTTCAAAACCGCAGACATAAACTTTTGTGCCATTCTGGAACTAAAACCCAGCATTTCTGTACGTTGTTTAAACTCACCATGAGGGGTAATTTCTTTTAGAATTAAAAGGCGTTTACCAAGCTCTAATACTGCTTCGACTGAACGTTGTTGATAAAAGCGAATTTCATCCTCAAGTGCACCAACAGTTAATGCACCTTCATAACCAAGGGAGGCAGCTAAACCGCCAACTTTTTTGGCATAATCAGAAGGAACTACTTCTGTTGCATGTTCTAAATCCATAACCACCTCTTAAAAAACTCTAGTGCGTTGTTCAATTTCAGCAATACGTGCCTTTGCACGTTCCATTTCGCTGTCATGCGCTTTAGCAATCTGCACTACTGCTGTGCCTAATGTGTATGAACCGTCTTCTTCTTGCTTGGCTAAGCCTTCAGCAACAAGAGTTTGTAATTGACGGTGAATCTGTGCTGGTGATTCACCAAGTTGATTTGCTAGTTCTTGATTCGTTAGACCTCGTAAGCTATGCCCACGTAAAGCTTTTAAAACTTTGAGAACTTTTTCTGCTGATTTAACGGTGCTCATTCTTCATGCCCTCAAGTTGAATGGACAAAATTTTGTTTTCTTGTAGCAATATCTCGTTGTCGTTTTCAGCGAGGCACCAGCCCATAAATGCAAAAACCATCAGTGCAAATATGATCCCTGTTAAAGTATTCATGACACTTTTTCCTAAATTTATTAAAAAAGGGGTTAAAAAAAGGATAAAAAGCGGTTAATCTATTTCTGTTGGTTTAGGAATAACTTTTAAGCCTAAAGCAACCGCGATCTCGTGACCTTTACCGTAAAAGCCTTTTCGAGCACCCGTCATTACTCGATAGACATCATTCGGATCAAAGTTGTTTTCGAGCGCGAACTGTTTAAGTGTTTTGCCTTGAGCGTTGAGGTTCTTTTTGACCTGTGCTTTTGTAAGTGCAACTTCACTAGTCATTTTGTGGACTCCTATAGGGGTTAAACTGGTGCATATATGCACCCTATTAATCCGATATTAGTCCATATATAACCTTATTTCAACTTATTTAAGGTCTATTTATGCCTAATTTAACTTCTGAAAGATTTAAATCTGAGCGAAAGAGGTTAAATCTGAGCCAAGAAGGCTTGGCTAATCTTATTGATGTGAGTGAATCAACGATAAAACGTTGGGAAAGTGGTGCAGCTATTCCTAGTGATAAGCTGACACTTTGTGCACAGCATGGTTTTGATATTGTTTTTATTCTTTTGGGAAATGATGCTAGGGAAGCAGCTAATTCGTCTTCGTTTATCGATGAGTTTGATTTAGTAAATGTTTATGATGTTGATATCTCGGCTGGTCATGGATCAATTTGTGGTGGAGATGCAACACCTGTAAGCCGTCTAGCATTCAGAAAGGATTGGCTTAGTAGACATGGATTTTATGCGAAAGATTTAATAATCGTTTATGCAACTGGGGACTCTATGTTTCCAACAATCCAAGATAAAGAGCCTTTACTAATCAATACGGGCGATAAATCTTTAACTGATGGCTTTATTTATGTGATTCGTAATGGTGAGAATTTTTGGGTTAAGCGTATACAGCGTCAGCTGGATGGATCATTGCTATTAATTTCTGATAATAAAACCTATCCGCCTATGCCATTAGATTTGAATGAAGCTTCAGATGTTGAGATTATGGGTAAATGGGTGCCACCAAGTCGTGGTACTTTTTATTAATTAAGGCTAAAGAAATGAAAAAGTTTTTATTATTGAGCGTTGTTTTTTTAATTGCGTGCACTAAGCAAGAGTTGCCTAAGCCTGAAACAGCTGATAATACAAAAATTGTTCCTTATGCTAATAAGCATTACACTAATTCCGATCCTGTTGCACATCTTGATTTTATTCAATTTGCTCAGGTTGTTATTAATACTTTATCAAATGCACAGGCTAGTTATAATTCAGACGCTACTGAAGTTAAATTATTACCCAAAGGGACACCTTCTGATAGTAGGTTTGAGACATTTAATGATTGGTATAGTGTTAAAGTTTTAAGAAATGCAGATTCAGAAAATTGGGGTAGTTTTCTTGTTGAAGTATATGATAGTAAAGGTTATGAGCAATCTAAAGATGCTGCATTTAATGCTTGTAAAGAGGTTTGGAAAAATATTGATAATCGTATGCCAGAAGTGATTGATGAATTATCAAATAAGATTAAAAATTATGAAGACTCAGGTTCTTCACCAGAAACAACACAGGTAAGATTTGGTTATTGGGTGCATCTAAATGCAAGTCACTACAAAGAAGGCTATCCAGTAGTATGTCAGATTGCCTATGATAAAAAATAAACGGAAACCTTTCCGCCTAATATAAAAAGTACCAACTAGACAAACTAGCCTCATCATTTGATGAGGTTTTTTTATTGTGGCTAAAACATTTCAAGACGCTCTAAAACGAGTGCTTCAACATGAGGGTGGATACGTCAATCATCCTTCCGATCCTGGTGGCGAAACCAATTATGGTATCACCAAGGCAACAGCGCAAAATTATGGGTACAAAGGCTCAATGAAAAATATCCCAATGGATATGGTTGAGCGTATTTATAAAAATCAATTTTGGGATGCTTTAAGTTGCGATAGCTTCCCATACTCTTTCGCGTTCCAATATTTCGATGCTGGTGTTAATCATGGCCTAATCAATGCTCGAAAGATTCTACAACGTGCATTGGGTGTAAAAGATGATGGCATTGTTGGTGCAATTACACTCAATGAAATTCGTAAACAACCTCAGTTTGCACTAATCAATCTTTTCAATGCTGAGCGCATTCAATTTTATACACGCATCAAAACCTTTAACACATTTGGTAAGGGTTGGATGAGTCGTGTCTCTGAAAACCTTAAACATGCTGCGGATGATATGCGATGAGTAAAAAATATGGTGTTTCAAAGCAAGAATTAGAGCGTCGATTAAGTCAGCAAAAAAAAGCGTTGCTTGCTGATAATCAAATAAAGCCAGTTGAATCATCAATGCAATTATTGCGTGGTTCAAATATGAAGCTTGGTTTTTGGGTAAATAACTGGCAGACAGGTTGGAAATGGTTTAGCAATGTTGCATTTGCTGGAATTGTTGCAGTTCAAGCTTTTTATGACACATTGCCGCCTGAATTGGTTATGACCCTACCAGCAGACACCCAATCAAAAATCACTTTAGGTTTAGCTGTGTTAGGGCTGCTTGGACGCTTTATTAATCAGAGTAAGCCTAAGCCATTACCATCTGCTTCTGATGAAAATAAGGAGCACACATGACCTTCCAGCTTGAAGCCTATCAAGTTTTTCTCATTCTGTCGGCTGTGCTTAGCGCAGTCGCTGGCATGATCAAAATGATGGGTAGTCAGATTAATAAAAACATTCAACAAAACTTTGAATCTACCAATCAAAAAATTGAAGAAGTTTCTCGTCAAGCGATTAAGGGGCAAGAAGAAGTCCGTGAACTGGAACGTGAATTTTTGGAATTTAAAGCTGATATGCCTTTTCGATATATTGCCCGTGATGACTATATTCGCGGCCAAACCGTAATTGAAGCAAAGCTTGATGCCTTGGCTGACAAGCTTGAGAAAGTTCAGATTAAGCAAGGAATTAAACCATGAGTTTTGATGTTCAAAAAATCCGTCGTGAAGGTATGCGCTGGCATCTGTTGAATGCTTTGGATAAAGCTCGTCCATTAGGTGCGATGGATACATTGCTTTTAGACGTAATGCGTGCTTTGTACCCTGATACAACACCACAAGAATTGCATGTTCAGTTGGATTATTTAGAAGAGCGAAAACTGGTTGAAATTACAAAGCAACCAGACGGTCACTGGCATAGCAAACTTGATCGGTTAGGGATTGATATTGTCGAGTACACCATTGATTGCCAAGCTGGTATTGCGCGTCCACAAAAGTATTGGAATTGAGGTGATGCATGGCACGAGAGTCATCTATTGATCAGTTAAGTACAGAAGATAAGACTTGGCTAGATAAGCGCTTTATTGATAAGGGTTTTTGTGGCTATGAGGAAATCGCCGCAATTCTGCAAGAGCGTGGTTATAACGTCAGCAAGTCGAGTGTGCACCGCTATGGTCAAAAAGTTGAACAAAAGCTTGCTGCTGTTCAGGCTAGTACACAAGCTGCAATGATGATTGCAGATGCTGCTCCAGATGATAGTGATATGCGAAGCTCTGCTGTTTTGTCATTAGTACAGACCGAGTTGTTCAATGCATTGGTTGCCCTGCAAGAAGCTGATAATGAAGATGCAGACCCAGCAGATCGAATCATGCTCATGGCTAAAGCAGGCAAAGGAATTGCAGAAATTGCTAAGGCTTCAGTCAATCAGAAAAAGTGGGAGTCTGAAGTTAAAGAGCGTGTTCAAGCTGCTGCCAAAGCAGTTGAAAAAATCGTTAAAAAAGGTGGCATGTCTAAAGATACAGTTGACGAAGTGAAAAAAGAAATTTTAGGAATTATTGGATTATGAGTGAACAAACTGTCATTGATCCAAGAGAGATTCTTAACTCCGCTGGCTATGAAGATGTGCCTGCTGTTTTATTGCCATATCAACAAGAATGGATTGCTGATAAGAGTCCATTGAAAGTGGCTGAAAAATCTCGGCGTATTGGTCTGACTTGGGCTGAAGCTGCGGATTCAGTATTAGATGCGGCAAGTGATGCTGGTCAAAATTGTTATTACCTTGGTTATAACAAGGATATGACTGTTGAATTTATTCAGGCTTGTGCGATGTGGGCAAAAGCCTTTGATGCGGCTTGCAGCGATGTTGAAGAAGGTCTTTGGGAGGATGGCGATAAGCATATCCAAACATATACCATTCGCTTTCCAAAGTCTGGTCGACGTATTGAAGCTTTAACTTCACGTCCATCAAACTTACGTGGTCGCCAAGGTCGTGTGATTCTTGATGAGTATGGTTTCCATGAAAAGAAATCTGAGCTTTTGAAGGCAGCTATTGCATTACTAATCTGGGGTGGATGCGTTCGTGTGATCAGTACACATGATGGCGAAGACAATGAGTTTAATGACCTGATTAAAGAAATTCGTTCTGGAAAGCGTAAAGGTACAGTACATCGTACAACTTTCCGTGAGGCTGTTGAACAAGGTCTATATAAGCGTGTTTGCTTGCGTAAGAAAATTAAATATAAAAAATCTGAAGAACAACTTTGGGTTGAAGATACATACAAGTTCTATGGTGATGCAGCTGATGAAGAGCTGGATGTTATTCCAAGTAAAGGCGGTGGACGTTGGTTGCCATTGTCTTTACTTGAGGGCAAAAAGGATTCTTCAGTTCCAGTTATCCGGTTTGATGCCCCAAAAGGTTGGGATGACTTTAATCGTGTCAGTGAAGAGACACGGAATGCTGAGGTTAAAGAATTTTTTGATGAATGCATATTGCCAATTTTGGAAGAACTGCCTGCAAAAGCAAATAGTTTTTATGGACTGGATTTCGCTCGTAAGAAAAATGCATGTTCATTCTGGCCGTTGATTGAACAACAAAATACCAAGAAGAAAATACCATTTCTTTTTGAGATGTTTAAAGTGCCTTACAAGCAACAAGAGGAATTTTTACGACTCATAATTGCTAAGCTTCCAAACTTCAGCAAAGGTGCACACGATGCTGGGGGTAACGGTGGTTTCTTAGCTGAAGCAATGCAAGTGCTGTATGGTGATCGAATTGAAGCAGTTATGCTGACTGAAGCATGGTATCGAGAACATACACCACATTTCAAAGCATCTTTGGAAGATGGTGATATTGAGAATATGCCAGCCGATCAGGACGTCATGGAAGATCATCGAGCATTTGTCTTAATCAATGGTGTAGCTCGTATTCCAGCAATGGGGAAATCTAACTCAAACAATAAAGATCGACATGGTGATAGCGCTATTGCACATTTATTGGCAGATTATGCCGCTAAAAATCCAAGTGCACCTATTGAATTTACAGCATTGCCAACACGTGCCGAACTGGAAATGAATATGGATGCTTGGGATGGATTTTACTCAGATTCTGGTTGTTTATAATTCTCAGATTTTAATTTTTTAAATTTGCGTAGAAATTCTAATGCCAAGCCATAGGCCATTTGTAGTTTTGGTTCTTCAGCAAGGCTTGGCAACAGTTCTTCAATAAAATACAGCATCTCATTTATTTTTTCTTGATTGACCTCATAGCCAACAGCAAAGGCTTCATAAAGAGAAATATCCAGCATCCGTTCAAATGAAAGGTTTTTATCATCTGTTGCAGTGGTAACATTTTTTGCAATTTTGGGTTTATGAGCAAGGTAAGCTACTTTCGTTTGAGTATGGTCCATGGCGCTCTCCTTAAAAATTAATGGGGTAATTTTTCAAATTTTATAATTATGCAGATAGTATATTTAAAATGTTATAAGAAAATAGATTTATAAACGTTTATAAATGCGTTTTTAGCGATTTAAAACCAATTCTGCAACAATGAGCCGTATTTGCTTTTAGATCGCTAAAATCGCCCATTCTGTGCAAAACAGAAAATTAGAAATAAATGGAAGTCTTTCCGCCTAATTTAAAATAAGTCAAAAACCAATAATGGTGCAGAATCCACTTGTGTACCTGCATTCATCATGGCTAAGAAAACCCAAAAATCCAAAACTCAAGATCGTACTGCACTGGAGCAAAGTCAGACTGCTGAGATTGCTTGGCTGGCGAATCAATGGCAAGACCACCCTGTTGTAGGTTTGACTCCATTGCGGTTACATCAACTTTTGACTGAAGCTGAACAAGGTAATTTGCAAGCTCAGGCTGATCTTTTCAGTGACATGGAAGAGCGTGACGGTCACATCTTTAGTGAGATGGATAAACGAAAAAAAGGCGTGAATGGTCTTTCTTGGGGAGTCAATCCGCCCAAGAATGCAAGTGAAGCTGAACGCAAGATTGCTGAAGAAGTCCGAGAATGGATTGATGACATCAAAGATTTTGAGATGTTTCTATTTGATGCGATGGATGGCGTGGGGCATGGTTATTCCTGCCAAGAAATTCAGTGGCATCAATTAGGTAACTTATGGTTGCCGAAAAGTTTTGAACATATTAATGCTCGTAATTTCATGACGCCATATGACCAACCTAACGTACTTCGCATTAATGATGGATCGCCTGATGGTGTGGATTTCTTGGATTTTGGTTGGTTCATACATCGTCACAAAGCTAAGTCAGGTTATATCGCTCGGTCAGGTTTGCATCGTGTACTTTCTTGGCCTTTCTTATTTAAAAACTATGGCATCCGTGATGTTATGGAGTTTTTAGAAACCTATGGATTGCCGAGTAAAATTGGTAAATATCCAACTGGAGCGACTGAAAAAGAAAAGCTAACTTTACTCCGTGCAATTATGAGTATTGGGCGTAATGCTGGAGGCATCATTCCCCAAGGGATGAGCATTGATTTTCAAGCTGCAACCGATGGAGACACCAAAAACCATTTTGATCTAGTGAAATGGTGTGAACAAACACAATCAAAAGTGATTGTTGGGGGCACTTTGCTTTCTCAAGCCGACGGCAAAACAAGCACAAATGCACAAAGCCAAACTCATGAAATTCAATTTGCTAAATTGGTTAAATCTGATGCCAAGCAATTGGCACGATCAATCACTGATAGCTTAGTTTGTAATTTGATGCGGATTAACTATCCGAATATTACACCTGACCGTTATCCAGAGTTTTACTTTGATACTACTGAAACTGAAGATATTGAGGTCTTTAGTGATGCTTTACCTAAATTGGTAGAAATTGGCTTTAAAATCCCTCGCACTTGGGCACATGAGAAATTAGGTATTCCAGAACCTGCCGATGAAAAAGAGGCAGTGCTTGAGAAAGCACAGCAGCAAGCTCAAATTGCTGCAAATAGTTTTGCTTTACCTGCTCATTATTTTGCTGAGTTAAATCAGCGTCCTTTAAGTTCGGCTCAACAAGCGCACTTGACATTCACCCACCAGCAAAGACAGTTGTTTGCAGCACTGGAGCAAATGATTGCTGCCAATAATCTTCCCCCCGATGAACAAGCAATTCAGTCTTTGCTGAATGATCAAGCACAACAAGCACAACAAACGACTGAAGCATGGACACAAGAATTGATTGGTAAATTACAAGCTGGTCAAAGTGATGAAGAAATTTTAGCGACCTTGTCAGAGTTATATCCTTCTGATAATGAGCCAGCACTACAAGATAAATTAACGAAGTTATTATTCGCCGCTGAAGTTTTTGGGCGTTTAACAGTTGAGGCTGAAAATGGCTAAAGTACCTCAGCGACCAGAATTGAATGCACTTTTTAAACTTCCTCCAAAAGATGCAATTGCATATTTAGAGAGCAAAGGTTTTAAAGTTGGGTGGGATTGGCATGAAACACTGGATCATGCACATAGTCGTGCATTTACTGTGGCTAAGGTTGCGCGTGTTGATTTGCTTCAAGACATTAGAAGCTCATTGATTACCGCATTGGAAAAAGGCCAAACGCTGGAACAGTGGAAAGCTTCAATTATCCCAACACTTCAGGAAAAAGGCTGGTGGGGAAAACAAACTTTAAAAAATCCAGCTGGTATAGAGCAAACCGTTCAGCTTGGCAGTCCGCGACGGTTAAAAACAATCTTTGATACCAACGTGCATAAGAGTTTGGCAGCTGGCCGTTATAAAGCAATGATGGCAGCAACTGAAACTCGCCCCCTGTGGCAATGGGTGCATGTATCAATTAGCAATCCACGTAAGCAACATTTAGCGCGAAATGGTGAAGTTCGTCGTTTTGATGATCCATTTTGGCAATACGCTTACCCTCCAACTGAATGGGGGTGTAAATGTAAGGTGGTTGCACGTCGTGAAAGTGATGTTGAAACTCTAGACTTAAGACGGATGGAAACTAAACCTGAAGACATTGAGCAGCAGCAAGTTGTAGTCGGTAAAAGTAGTTTCACTGGACAGGATGCTGTAGCAACCCAGACTCGAATCCGTTTAAGACATGGTGCTAGTCAATCAACTTATTTCACACCTGCGGCTGGTTTTAATAGTCACCCTGCGTCAAGTTATTTATTTGATGCTGAAATGACTAAACGAGCAGCCGATCTGTTAGGTGCTCCGCGTGCACTTCAGCAAATTCAACAGATGTTAATTAGTCCACCAAGGGTTAAAGCACATGAAGCTTTTGTTAAAAATGCATTGAATTACGCTAAACCACAAAATTTGACCAGCACCATTGGTGTGCTTGATATGCAAGATATTCAGGTTTTAACTGCAAAAAATATTGCAGTTGATAGTCCTATTGTGACCATTTCAGATGATTTACTTATTGGGCAAAAAGCCAATGTGCTAAATACTGAAGAATGGTTGGCATTGCCTCAATTGCTTCAGCAGATTCAAAAAGTTTTGTGGGACAAAAATAAGCAACAGATGATGTTTATATTGCCTGTGCTCGGTCAGGATGCATCACAAAAAGTCATTCGTATTGCCATACAGTCAAAAGGCGGTGTGATGGAAGTTGTTGGCATCACTAAAATATCAGATAAGTCTGCGGTGGCTAATTTTGAATTAATTAGAGGTAAGCAATGACAGCAATCAAAATTAATGATCAGTTGCTTGCTGATCGGCTGATACAAGTTGGTCAACGATTAGCAAATCCAAGTGCGCTTACTGCGGCAATCGCTGCAACGTTGGGAACTGTCGTTGATGACAACTTTGATAAAGGTGGACGACCAGAATGGGCTGGTCGTTCAGTTACCACACTTAAAATCTATGCTAGCAAAGGAATTAGTTTTAAAGGTGTTTTGCAATGTTCTGGTGAACTGCGAGCTAGAGTGGTAACAAGCCATACAAAAGATGAAGCCATCGTAAGCAATAATTTGCCTTATGCCGCTGCTATGCACTTTGGAATAAAGCAAGGTGAATCAGGACGTACCAAGCGCGGTGGGCCAATACCTTTTGGTGATATACCAGCACGTCCTTTTATGGGGATGGACACGAACGGTAATCTACAAAAAGAAGCTGAAGATGAGATTTTTTTTGATGTAGACCATTACTGGCAAAAGATTTTCAATCCATAGAAAAATAAACGGAAGTCTTTCCGCCTAATAAAAAAAAGCTTGCAGCATCAAACTGCAAGCATGAAAAAGACATTACTCGCAGCTTCGTGCTCATTCGACTTATCAGCAATATCAGATCACTTTGTATTGATTCCTGAAGGTGTCTTTCGTAGTGAACTTGATGGACGCCCTTATGACGCTCCACACTGGGTTTTAACCCCTGAACGTGGACGTCAGATTGTTGCTGCTTTAAATCAGCGTCAAATCGATATGGTTATCGATTATGAGCACGCGACATTGAAGTCTAAAACGACTGGCGGACCTGCGCCTGCTGCTGGATGGTTAAAATCTGCTGGATTCACCTACATTGAAGGAGTTGGATTATGTAGCACTAACTTTGAATGGCTTGATAAGGCCAAAGCTCATATTGAAGCCAAAGAATATAAATATATCTCACCAGTATTTCTTTATAACAGTGTCGGTGAAATCACCACTCTGATTAATGTCGCCCTTACCAATACCCCTGCATTAGACCAGTTGCCTGAAGCAAAACTTGCTGCGGCAGCTCAGGAATTTTTTGCCCAAAATTTAACACAGGATTCCAAAATGGAAGAGTTATTAGAACAGTTGCGCTGGATGCTCAATCTGCCATTGTCTGCTACTGCGGAAGACATCTTGGCTGAATTAAGCAAGCTTCAGCAACAAATCAAAGAAAAAACAGGTGTGGCTCTCGCAGCAAATAGTCAAAACCTTTTTGATGCTGTTGCTGCAATTGAGCAACTCAAAATTGCTGCTAACAGTCAGGCTACACCTGATCTCACACAATTTGTCCCTCTTGCTGTTTATCAAGAAGCAATCAACAAAGCCACCACTTCTGAAGCCGCAATTTTAGCAAAAGAAATTGACGACTTGATTGTTGCTGCCTGTAGTGATGGCCGATTAACAGGTGATGCAACTGTTAATTGGGCAAAAGATCAGGCGAAGACCAATCCTGAATTTATTAAAAAACATATTGAAAGCCTGCCAAAAATTGCGGCTTTGTCCCAACGCCAAACTGAGCAATTAAATCTGGGTGATCAAAAGCCACAGCAACAAACAGATGAGATTGATCAGCAAATTAAGTCGCAATTAGGGCTTTAGGAGAAAACCATGACAGCAACTCTAATTCCAATCGTGACTGAGTTTCGAGATGGAGAGTTAATCCCTGTTCCTTTGAAAGCAAATGCAATTGTCTTGCAGGGTACTTTTGCTCTCGTTGATGCAACAGGTTTTGCAATCAGTTCATCAACTGCTGTTGCAGGGACACAAAAATGCTTAGGTGTCTGGGATAACAGCGCAGATAACACAGGCGGTGCAGATGCGGATCGAATCGCATGTGTGCGTCGCAACAAACAGTTTTTATTTGCCAATCTGACGGCTGATGCTCTTAGCCAAGCTGACATTGGTGCAACTGTATATGTTGCAGACAATCAAACTGTTGCTAAGTCGAGTAATACAAATGCTCGTCCAGTTGCAGGAAAATTTATGGGTTTTGATACCCAATACGAAGGCCATGTTTGGGTGGAGATTCAATAATGATTTTTAATGAACAAAATGCACAGCGTGTGATCGACACGATTTCAACCAACCTGAAGAAAGTTTTTGATAAAGCTTTTGAAGCAGCTGAAAGCACTTGGGATCAAGTTGCCATGAGTGTGCCAAGTAATGGCGCATCAAATACGTATGCTTGGATTGAAAACTTCCCAAAGATGCGTAAATGGATTGGCGATAAAGTTGTCAGCCAGCTCAAAGGTCATGGTTACACACTCATTAATGATGATTTTGAAGCAACTGTTGAAATTGATCGAAATCATATTGAAGACGACAATCTAGGTATTTACAAGCCACAGACTGAAATGGCTGGTGAATCTTCAAAGCAATGGCCTGACGAGATGGTTTATACCGTTTTGACCAGTGGCTTTGAAGAAAAATGTTATGACGGTAAAACGTTCTATGCCACTAATCATCAAGTCGGCGATGGTAAAACGGCCAAAGTTGTATCTAATAAACTTGAAGTCGCTTTAAAAGCTGACACCTTGGCAAATGCCCAAGCCTCTTATGGTAAAGCTCGTACCATGATTCGCAGTGTCAAAGATGAAGAAGGTCGCCCTTTAAATCTTAAACCAACTCTGCTCATTGTGCCTCCAGCACTTGAAGACACTGCAAATGCATTAATGACAAATGATCGCTTTGAAGATGGTAAACCTAATCCATACAAAGGTACGGCTAAAGTTCTTGTGGTCGGCTGGTTAAAAACTGATACCGAATGGCATCTTCATGATGCAAGTAAACCAGTCAAAGCGATTATTTTTCAGCCTCGCAAAATGCCTGTGTTTGTTAAGCAAACCGACACTTCCAGTGATGCTGTTTTCATGCGCAAAAAGTTCAAATACGGTTCTGAAGCTCGTGGTAATGCTGGATATGGCCTGTGGCAAATGGCTGTTGGCTCTACTGGTACAGCTTAAAGGTAGGTGCTGAAATGTCTTATGTAACGGCTGCTGAAATGATTAAAAAATTCGGTGAAGCTGAAATTATTCAGCTCACTGATAATGAAGAACCTTATCAATATGTTATCAATCATGAAAAGCTAGATTCGGCTATTGAAGAAGCTGTAAGTGAAATTGATGGTTTTGTACTAGGTCGTTACCCACAGCCGTTACAAGTCATTCCACCATTTCTTAAGAATATTGGTTGTCATATTGCTCGATATCATCTTTGCACATTAGCAATTGCGGAAAATGATCCAATCAAGGTTCGTTATGATGATGCATTAAAAAAACTCAAGATGATTTCAAAAGGTGAAATGGGTCTTGGTGGTTCACCAGCTGGTGAGTCAGAACCTCTAGAGACTTCAACGAACAATGTCATTTTTGGCGTTGGTCGTCGTGATTTTGGAGGTGATAGATGGTAGACCTAGACCTTTCCATTGTCGAGCAAGGCATCAAAGATGTCTTGGCTCAGCAAATCAAAGACAAGAAGTGGAACTGGATTCGAGAAATCAAAACCTATGGTGGTGAGTTCGATGATGGTTTGCTGTCTTTAGCAAAGACATTCCCTGCAATTTGGGTAACGTTTCAAAGCTCAGGTACACCCGAAAAAAATGGTCATGACAAGACCAAGTATCCAATCACTTTTGTTGTGCTGGTTGGTGCTCGTTCCATGCGTAATGAAGAAACTCAGCGTCATGGCACGATTCACGATATCGGCACATTCCTGATGTTGAAGCATGTTCAAAAACTTTTGATTGGAAATGACTTGTCATCAGCTGATGTTAAAGGACTTGCACCACTCAGCCTTGGTCGTACAAAGACTATCTTTAACGGCAAGACTCAAAGTCAATCAATCAGCGTTCTCTCTCAAGAATTTCATACTCAATTCACTATCACTGCTTCAGATCGCGTGCGCGAAGAAGAAGAAACAGATGCTGATTTGATCAGAATTAATGTCGACTATCACTTTGAGCCTGATGATGGCTTCAAGGATGAGTCTGATTTAATTGAATTAAAGGAAAATACTTAATGACTATTCCTCAGATCAAAACACCAGGGAATTATCTGGAAGTAAATATCAATACCGTTCGCTTGGGCTTGCCTCCAAACGATCATCGAGTGTTGTTTATTACAACTGACCCTAACTCAACTGATGCCATGCCTGTCAATCTTTATGACAAAGCTCAAGCTGACACCATCTATGGTCAAAACAGTCAAGCTGGGCGCATGATTTCGGCTGCTATCAAAACCAATCGTTTTGTCGATGTGCAAGGTTTATCTCTGAATCAATCAGCAACTGTTATGAAGATTACAACTGAAGCTGGAACGAGTTTAAGCACTGAGAATAAGAAAACTCTAACGACTGAGGGTTGAGCTTATGAGTGAAACAAACACAGACCTCACTGTTAAAATTAGTGAGTTAAGTGAGGCTAACCAAGTTGGTGATAATGATTTATTACCTGTAGTACAAGATGGTGCTACCAAAAAGATTAAGAAGTCTGTTTTAGCACTATCAGTCGTTGCCGCTTTGGGTACAGCAGCTCTTTACCCTGTAGATCACTTTGCTCCTTTTGAAGCGATTGGAGAACTTTCAGCACAGATCGAAGATAAAGCTAATGAGCAAAATCAGCGTATAGATCGTATTGAATATGCCGTGTATTTGATTAGAAATAATGGCATATCAAAAGCATATCGAACCAAAGCCTTGATGCTTGCTGATGCCGCTAATTTACCAAAAGATTGTGTTGTCAATGTTGTTAGTGATCCAGCAAATAATAGTCAAACCAATGATATTAATGGTCAATATCATTACAACGGCATAGACTTTTTTAAGTTACCTGATGATCTTTTGTTATTGGTTAAATCATTAACAATGCAAATGGGTAATGAAGCCAAAGATTATGCTACTGGACTTTTCAAACTCACTGTTTCTTTTAAACCAGACCTAACAACAGAAAATCTCAACACTGTCTTAGCAGAGGGGTATTACCGACAAACTCAAGATGGTAATGCGACAACAGCCAGAAACTATCCAATAGGTACAAATGGCGCTGGTATTCTTGAGGTAATTCCGTTAAATGGTCTAGTCATTCAAGAATACACAACTTGGTACAACCGTAAATTCAGACGAACTAAATATGGCACCTATGATTTTACAGCATGGAGAGAAACACCAAATGCTGCTGATATTGCATGGGTATTTAAGCCAAATCTAGGTGATGAAAATCTAGATAATGTTACAGATGGCGGTGTTTATCGTCAGGACAATGATGCAAAAGCAACCTTAGCCAAAAACTATCCAACAGGTACAAATGGTGCTGGTATTCTTGAAGTGCTGAATCGTGGCAACATGGTAATTCAAGAATATACAACTTGGTACAATGAAAAGTATTGGCGTGTTAAGTACGCAAATTATGCTTTTCAACCTTGGCGGAAAGTTGCAACACAAGCTCAAATTGATCTTGCAATGATGATCAAAACATCATTGTTGACAACTGAGAATTTAGATGACGTTTTAACAACTGGTTATCATCGTCAACAGCAAGATGGCAATGCAACAACTGCTAGAAACTATCCAACCAGCACCAATGGCGCAGGGATTGTAAGTGTTGTAAATCATTCAGGTTTAGTGACTCAATACTACATGACTTGGTACGGCAGATTTTTTTGGCGAACTAAGTATGGCACTTACCCTTTTCAAAAATGGCAAGAAGTCGCAACAGTCGCATCAATTAACTCACCTTATAAAGTGAAAAAAATTGCTTGGTTTGGTGACTCAATTGTTGAAGGTAATAACCATCCAGACAGAATTGCAACAATGCTTGGGGCTACTGTTTACAAGTTTGGTTTTGCAAGTCACACCATGTCTAAATATCCAAATAGTCCTTTAGGTCGTGATAAAGGCTCAATGTATAGATTTGCCCATGCAATTAATACTGGTGACTGGACAGACGTGGTGGCTGGAGGCGAATGGGTACGCGACAATCTAAATGATGACAATATGCCTCAAATCAATGCAATGTCTTCATTAGATTACAGCACAGTGGATTACTTGATTATCGCATTCGGCACAAATGACATTTACTCATCGACGCCACTTGGGGATTCTTATGTAGCAGATGCAACTGGCTCAACTTTTATAGGTGCGACCTGTTATGTCATTGAGCAAATTCAGGAGAAATACCCGCACATTCAAATTATGTTTGTTACGCCAACTTTCCGCACGCGTTGGTTTCAAACCCCTAATCCTGATCGACCTGAGCAAAACAGTGATACGCTGCCAGACCCAGAGGGCAAGCCATATATTGCTTATATCGATGCGCTATTAAAAATGCGTGATATCTACCACATTCCAGTATTTGATTTTTATAGAACCAGTGGACTGAACATTCGAACATGGTCGCACTATTTGAGTGATGGTGTTCATCCGAAAGAAAACGGCATTCAATTATGGACTAAGAAAATTAGTGCATTCCTAAACACTGTTTGAGGTAATAAATATGACTTTACAAGCAACTTTGGACAAAATCGCCCCTTTGGGACATACAATCATCGCAGTGTCAGCGCCTCCAGCGGCTGGCGCTGATACACTCGCTTGGATCACTCACTTAAACTCGGTGAGTGATGCCATCAATCACAAACCAGCAATTTTGATTGTGCCATTTTCTGACATTGAAGCTGCTGAAGCCTTTGCAGAGCAAGCGCCTATAAAAAGCTCTTATCGCGTTTTATGTGTTTGCTATCACGGTGCAATTGGTCAAGAAGCTGAGCTTGCTGGCGCAATTGCTGCGGCTTTGGCTGATTCGAATGATCCAGCATTGCCGTTTAATGGCGTTAACCTTGGTGGCATCACACCAGTGGCTGACCAGTACAAGCTTAAATCTGAACGTATTGAAATGGCATTAAATCGCGGTGTCTGCATGATCGATACAGGTGCTGATGGTTTTCCTGAAATTGTTCGCGCTGTATCGAGTTACCGTGTCAATCCTGATTCGGGTGCAGATGATGACTTAATGCTGGACATCAACGGTGCACTGGTCATTGATTACACCCGTAAAGTTGTACGTGCCGATCTATCAAAGGAACGTCGACGCAAAAATACAGCTCCGCAGCGTCGTAATGTTCGTTCAATTATTTTGAAGCGTTTGGTACAACTTGATGATGCTGAGATTTTACAGAACGTTCGTGAAAGTGCTTCACAATTATTGGTCACTGAAGATGCCAATGATCGCTATCGTGCCAATGCAAAAATTCCTGCCAATTGGGTGCGTGGGATGCATGTCATTGCTGGAACGCTTGATGTGTACTAACACATAAACTCTAAGTTAAAGGCCGCAAATAGCGGCCTTTAATATTTATGGAAGTCTTTCCGCCTAATAAAAAGAAATTGTTCTTTGCAAAATAGTCTCATGATTTATTGAGGTCTATGAAATGGCTGAAGAAGCAGTAAGCACGATTGTGATGAGTGTTGATGGTCTTGAATATGACTGTGCACGGTTTAACCCCACCAAAATAAATGGGGCAAAACGAATCGTAACAATGAACCGCAAACTTAAAGCGAAATACAAATCTAAAGGTATTCAGCTTTATGACATCACATGCTCAGTAGTGATCCCTGATGGGAAAGACACTGTTAGCTGGCTTGATGTAGAAGATGCACGGATTTCGATTGAGTCGCCTACGGGTGGATTCCGAGAAACATATATTGATTGTAATGTTACGCAGGTTTCTGAAGCTTATGCAGTGGATGGTGAAACCCTGCGTGATCTCACGATATTTGCAATGGATTATTTAAACGAAACTTTTTAAGGTGAAATAAAAATGAGATTAAGTGTTATTGGTTTGCTCCCTGTTGCAATGACAGTATTAGTTGCAAATAAGTCGGTGAAATGTAAAAGTATTGAGCTGTCTGACTTAACCACTGGTGAGTTATTTGAGGCGCGTAAACTGACCAAAGAAGGTGAATTTATCGCGATCTCTGAGTTCGTTGCCAAAGCAAAGCTTGTGGACGAAAAAGGCAATAAGCACGCTTTAACTTATGAAATGGTGCGTGATACTTCATCAGCCAATTTTAAAAAAATGGAAGAGCTGGACTATGATCTGCAAGCAAAGCTCAATGCCGAGAGTTTAGAGAACCAATCCAGCTGATTGCACTATTACATAATGCAGGCATTGATTTAGAGACTGCGGAACAAATGCCAATGCACTACGCATTGGCATTTTTGTCAGAGAAAATGAATGCTTTGCAGAAAGTAAAAGCTAGACTCGAACATGAGCGGCCACAGCAAACTCATGCAGCATCACCATCCACCACCTCAAAAACGTATGTTTCAACTAAGCGAGTGTGCCAATGACAGCCAGTACAGTTCAACTGCGATTACAGATTGTTGGTCAACAAGCTCAGCAACAGATGCAACGTCTGAACTTGAATATCAATCAAGGTCAACAGCAGCAAAAGAATAATCTTAATCAGATTTTACGCACTCAAAACAACATTAATGCCTCAGTCCAGCAAGGCGGTCGTTACGGACAACAACAGCTTCGGACTGGGCAAAGCATGGTGCAAACCAATCGTTTGCTTGCACAGTTGCTACAGCAACAGCAACGCTCATCAAGCTTAATTAGCCAACAGCTAAGACAGCAAGAGCGCTCTTATCAAGTACAAATCAATTCATTACGTCAACAAGTACGTGAAGCTGAACGTTTACGACAACAGTTACAGCAAGCTGGTAATGCTCAAAGAGATGCAACCAGAGGAGTTGGAGGAAATGCCTTTGGTGCTGCTGCGGCTGTTGCTGGAGGTGGTTATGCTGCTGGAATGATTGGTTCTAATTATTTAAAAGACCCTCGCGAATACATGAAGCAAATTTCATTGGCGACAGACACTGTGCTTGCTGGTCAAAAAATGCCGATTAGTGAGTTTAATAGTAAAGTCGCAGAAATGGAGGGTTTTGTTCGTAATTCCACTGTCGTTGGTGGTGCTACTCCGCAGCAAATGGTGCAAGCGTTAAATACACTTACTGCTTCAAACGTTTATGACTTTAAAGAATTAAAAGATGTCATGATGTTAGTTAGCCGTACAGCTTTCGCCAGTGGTGCAGATTCTGATCACATAGCTTTAATGACTGTTGCCCAGCGTAACTTCGGTCTTACTGATTTAAATAAAGCAAATGATCAGGCTATGAAAGCTGGACAATTAGGTTCATTTGAATTAAGAGACATGGCGCGTTATATGCCAGACCTTCTTACACAAGGCAAAGGAGCAGGTTACATTGGCGAGAAAGGTTATAAAGACTTACTTGTCATGATGCAACTCAGTAAAAAAACTGCGGGTACTGCTGATGGCGCTGCGGTTAATTTATCTGATTTGCTGGGTTCCTTTAGTCAATATCACTTAGGTTTATCTTTCGCCAAGCATATTAAGGTTGATGATGGTGATCCAATTGCTGCTTATGGTGTCAGTAAAAAACGTAAAGGCTTTGATTGGACGACTTATGCGGCAAATATGCGAGAGAAAGGTATTGGTGAAGTGGATGCTGCGGCGATACTTATGAATCGTCAAATGGAAAAGAGTCCTTTGTATCGGGAATATCGAGACAAGGCACAGAAAGCCATGAATTCTGGCAATAATGCTGAGTATTTAGAAAATGTACAGGCGGCAACTCAGATTGCAGCACAGTCTGAAATTGGTAAGATTTTCCATAATAAACAAGCATTGATGGCTTTCATGGGTATTACAATGAATATGGAAAAAGGCGGCTTCAAAGAATATGTTGAAAAAGGAATTGATAATTCTGAAGGTGCCATTCAAATGTCGCATGAGCGTCAAGCAGCTCAGGAATACGGGAAAGACAGCTCATTTGATACAGCACGTTTTAATGCCCGTGTTGAAAACTATAATGGTATCTCAGGCTGGCTGGGTGATCTAAAGCAAGGTTTGGCAGATTATGCAGCCTCGAATGTGGACATTGCAGCAGCCGCATCAGCTGCTGTGGTTGGATTGACTGCTGTCGGTGCTGCTGGTGGCATTGCTGCTTTGGCAATGCGTAACGGGCGTAATATTCCACCTTTACCGCCTGCTCCTAATGGAGGTTCTGTTGCATCCAATGTATTAAAAACTGCTGGAGTAGCTGCCGTTGGTTATCTAGGTTTTGAAGCTTTTAAGCCGATGGATGATTCAATTTATGGAAAAATCGCAAGCTTCTTTGGTGCATCTGAAGACCGCCCAGACTTTTTTGAGATGGCAATGGAAAAAAGCAAAGAACAGCAAGCCGCTTTGGAGGAGCAAAACAAAAAAATGGATGAACAAAATCAACTCAGTAAAGACTTGAGCAATAAACTGAGCACATTGATTACGGTCACCCAGCAAAACAAACCTGTGATTAATATGGGCGGTGGCGGTTTGATGGAACAAATCACACAACATGCTCAGACCGAACAAAAGCGACATGGTGTAGATTTACTTAGCTACGGCCAAAAATAAATGGAAGCCTTTCCGCCTAATATAGCGCAGTCTGTTTTTGCACAATAAACCTCACTAAAGTGAGGTTTATTGTTATGGGCTGGAAAGATGATCTGCAAGATGCAAGTTTTCGTGGTGTACATTTTGAATGTACGACGACTAATGAAGCTGGCTCTAAATCTCTAGCGATCAAACAAGCCCCTTACTCCAATAAAGCTTCAGTCGAAGACATGGGCAACAATCCGCTAAAAATTAGCATTGAGGCGGTTTTTGCTGGCGAAAACTATAAAACAGAGATGGATGCGCTTTGGGCAGCACTTGTAGCGACTGGATCAGGTGAGCTAATTCATCCGATTCATGGGGTGATGCAAGTCAATGCTGAAACTTACAATATTGTGCATGGTGCTGAAGACGTTGATAGTTGCAAAATCTCGATTGATTTTATTCAAGCTGAAGACAAAGAGCGTCCTTTATTTATTCCCGTTGCGACGCCCACCGCAATTGATACCAATGCAATTTCAGATACACCAGCGTCAACATTGGAAGCCGCACTTGAAAAGCTAGAAAAAGCTGATCCAAACAAGTTTTTTAGTGTCGTCAACAATATTCGCAATGGTGTAGATGCAGCGCGTCAGTACCTTGGCATGTTTAAAAGTGCAATCGAGTCGGCTTTATCGCCTGTTGATGCGATTGTTGGTCTGGTTGATGACGTTACACGCTTGGCAACCTTTGACACCAGAATTTCCGCCATTTCTAAATGGCGAGATCTGTTTAAGCGCGTTCAGCGTTTTGAAATGCTTTTTCAAAATGATGATGATTTGCCTGAGCTAAAACAAACATGGCGAGCAACTCAAATTGCCAGCACAGTTGCAATCACACAGCAAGTTGTGGCTTCAGTACGCAAGGAAATGTCTGAAAATAAGCAAGTCAGCTTTACACCAGTTGACCTTGCGATTGTTCGTCAGCAAAACCGCATCAAGATTCAACAAGCAATCAATTTAGAGCGAAAACTAGCCGCAGAATCTACAAATACCGGTATGGGACTTGGCTTTGAAGCAGTACATCAAATTGAGATTTTTAAAGATGTCGCTGACCAGATTCATTTGCAGATTCAAGAACTGATTGAAGTACGTCCACCAATAACTAAAACCACAATTCTAGTACCTTGCACTTTGCATTATTTGGCTCATTCGCTTTATGGCGACATGGATCGTGCTGAAGAAATCCGTCGTTTAAATCCTGATTTGATTAATCCAGCAGTACTTCAGATCGGCATGGAGTTGACCGTCTATGCAAGATAATTCGGGCAAAGCGATTCGGCTAGTCATTGGTGATATAGAAATCAATACTTGGGACAATGTTAGCTGTGACAGTCAGATCGATACGCCAGCCGACAGCTGGAATTTAACTTTATTTCGCCAAGGTGGTCAGGCATTACCCGACAGCGTACAAGGTGCTGCAAAAGTCCAGCTTTACTATGGTGATGAGGTTGTTTTAACAGGCATTGCAGACCGTATTTCTGAAGCGGTCAATCGAGATGGCTATGGTCTTGAAATTTCTGGCCGTGACTTGGCTGGACAGTTAATCGATTGCTCTGTACCGATCTTTAATGGCCGTCAAGTCACGTTAGAAGAATTACTTCAACGTTATGTGTTGGCTGGTGACTTTGGATCAGTCATCCATGATGTAAGTATTCAAGATAACAGCTGGCTGAAGAATAAAGTCTCTGTCGAGCCAAGCGAGGCGCTTTGGGATGCGATTATTAAAGCAGCTCAAGTGACTGGCCAGCATGTTTGGTTTGAGCCAAATGGGACTCTCAGTATTGGTGATCCGTTTGCAAACCCCTACCAAGTACAAGAGTCATTGCGCTTGATTAAGCCACTCAATAACGAAAATAACGTGCTTAGTCTTCAGTATGACAATGATGTGTCTAATGTTTTTACTGACCTAAAAATTTTAAGCCAAGACTCTGAAGCGCAAAGTCTGCTTGCTCAAACAAAAGCTCAAACTCAATACCAATTTAATCGACTTAAAATCATTACTTTAGGCGATGTTGAAACACAAGCTGAAGCTGAAGCTGCACTGTTAAAAATCAAAAAAGACAACGATCTGGAAGCTTATAGCCTCACGGCAACAGTGAATGATTGGGTTATCGATGGCAAGGTTTGGCGTGCTGGCTGGTACGTGAATCTTGAGACCAACGCTTTAAGCCGTGCCACAGCAAAATGGGCAGTTCATGGCCGTACTTTGAAGCTGTCACGTGCTGAAGGGAAAACCACGCGCTTAAACCTTAAACGCCAAGGCGATTGGGCACAACCACTAATCTACAAAGAACAACAACCCAAGAAAAAACGCAGTAAGAAAGCCAAGGCAACAACTCAGGGAGAACAGCAATGATTACAGCTGCCTCAATTAGAAAAGCCATTGGTCAATTGCGCTTCCCAATCTTGGGAATTATTGCTCGTGGCAGCTCTAAGTTACTGCAAGTCAAAGGCTTAACTGATGAAACCTTAAATGAAGTTGAACTCATTCAACAGGTCGGCTTCAGCTCGTACATCCCTAAAGATGCAAAAGTTGTTGTGATTCCGCTTCAGGGAAAAACCGCTAAATCAGTCGTTATTGCAACCACTGGAGGTGCAGTGGTTGTCAACGTGTCTGAAGGCGAAACTTGTGTCTATGACCAGTTTGGCCACCAAGTCTTGCTACATGAAAACGGCATAAAAATGGTTGGCGACGTTGAAATCGTTGAAGGCGGTTTGACTGTTGAGAAGGACATCAAATCAAAAGCTGAGATCACAGACAAAACAAGCTCAATGCAAGCAATGCGTGATGCATATAACCCACATACACATGGCAGCAGTCCACCGCCATCTGAACCAATGGAGTGATGAACATGGGCAATATTAATTTAGAAACAAAAGACTATGTCCTTAGTAGTCTCAATGAGGCTTTTGGTGATGATGTCGTTCAATCCGTTTATTTTCGTTTGAATATGCGCCGACATCGCTATTGGGCAAATCCTAATAAAGGTAGTCGTTTTTTTATTTTGCGTCGCTCTAAAGATGTGCCTCGGATGCTGCAAACAGTGCGACAGTACGCTGAAGAAGCTTTGGAAGACTTAGTCCCTGAGCGTCTGCAATCGCTTGTTGTTTCAGCAACTCAAACAGTTAAAAGCCGAGTTGATTTAAATATTGAAATTACGCGTTTAACTGGTGAAAAGCAGACGATTCCTTATTTTGTACCTGTAGGCGGTTGAAATGGCTTATCAAATTAAAGACTTTGATCAGATTCGTAATCTGATCATCCAAGAAATTAGAAATTCAACGGGTATCACAGCACCAGATGACTCTGATGCTGCGATCCGCGCAGATGGTGAAGCCGCTGTGGTTGAAGGCTTGTATCATCATCAAAGTTATATACAAAAGCAGCTTTTCGTTGAAACAGCAGATGAGCCGTATCTTTATATCCATGCTGAGGTACTAGGCGTACCACGTTTGGGCGGTTCGCAAGCTTCAGGACAAGTAACAGCTTCATCTAATATCACTTTAACCGTTGCTGCTGGCAGTAAGTTGACAGATGGTAAAGGTCATTTCTGGTTAGTTGTAGCAACAACAGAGTTATCAGCAAATACACCAAAAACCATCGAGATTGTAGCTGAGCAGATCGGTGCAAGTTGGAACTTCACAGGCTCATTATTATGGGTGAGTCCACAAGCTGGTCTGAGCGGTGTTGCAACTGAAGTCTCTATAAATGGCGGTGTCGATGGTGAAGAGCTAGAGGATTGGCGTACTCGTATGCTTGAGCGTAAACGCTTAGGATATTTCCGTGACCGTTCTGCCGACTTGGAAGAAGCTGTTAAAAACTTTTCATACGTCAAAGACATTTATATCTATAAAAAGCGTCGTGGTCTTGGTTCTGTAGATGTTGCATTTACAGTTAAAGGCAATCCGCCAATGCTACCGACCACAACTCAGGTTGCCGAGGTGCAAGCACTTTTGAACAGTATTTCTGATCACTACTTTGATTCAGTGGCTTACATGCCAGACAAAGAGTTCATTGATATATCTGCGGTGGTGACTGGTAATGTAGATATTGAATTAGTTAAGACAACAATTAAAAACTACATGGCTGAATTAAAGCCTGTGGCTGAGTATTCATATAGTCAATTATTTGCACGTATTTTGAGTTTAGCTGGTGTAACTGATCTTGTATTAACGCCAAGTCATAACGTCGCACCGACGCTTGATGTATTTCATACAGGTTGGCTAAGACTCGGCTCATTAAATGTTACGCGAGGCGCATGATGAATTTACAAGAGTCTGCAAACTTATATGCCTTGGTTTTACGTCAACTGTTGCCAGCTGGCGTTTATGACACTTCAGCTAAGACAACATTAGCAAAGGACATATACGCGCACGCACTGGCATTTGCTCAAGCTGATCTAGATGCAAAACGTTTACTCAATGTCATTAATGATATTCCTGTTGAACTGTTGCCCGAATATGAACGTGACTACGGCTTGCCGCTTAAATGTACTGTAAATGCTGTTAAGTCTGTGCAAGAACGTATGCAGACCCTGAAGTGGGTAATTGATAAGAAAAACGTCTTAAATCGTTTGTATGTCAAAGAGCTTTTGGCGCAATTCGGCATCACTTTGCTTGAATTAGTGAACTACAAACCGATGCAATGTACTGCACCTTGCACCTCTCCAGTCAATACCGACGTGCTTCGCTACAAAGTCAAACTCAAGCTTAAAGCACCTATCCAAGTTGACATCAACTGCATTATCGAAAACTATTTACCAGCGTACATTCGCTATGACATCGAGGTGATCTAATGAAACGAATTGATAGCATCAATGCACGTCCAAATGTTAATGGAGCAGGTAAGACTGGCTTTCATGACAACAATGATATATCTGGACAAGACGCAACATACTTGACACCAGACTGGCTCAATCACATTCAGGAAGAGCTGTGTGCTTTACTTGAAAAGAATGGGCGGATATTAAACGCTGGTCAACGCGATCAGCTTTTTCAATTGTTAGCGACTGAAGATGATGTGTTGGCTTTGGCTGCTGCTGTACAGCAAAAGCTGGATACAGAAAAGACGCAACGTGAAGCAGCAGATGGTGTACTACAAGGCAATATTGATTTCGTTCAAGCTAATCTTAGTAATGAACGTACAGAACGGATTAATGCAGACAACAATAAATATGATAAGACTGGTGGAACTATCAATGGCAATGTACATATTGATGGCGGTTTAACTTTTGGCTCAAAGATCGCCAATCCAACAACTAGTGTGACAAGTTTGCCGAATGGTTTCAGATTACAGACTGGCTTTATAGCTTATGAAGATATGACAGTTATTACAGGTACGAATACAGATGAGCGTTATTATAATGTGGTTTTTCCAGAACCATTTGAAACGGCTTGTATTTCTGTAGTCTCAACTATTTGCATTGATGTTCTTGCTATTAACAATGATACATGGGCACAAGTGTTTAATGTCACAAATATCGGGGTTACAGTGCTCAACCAAACCACGAACTTGGATAGTTCATCAAGACGGCCATTTAAAGGTATTTACTGGCAAGCTATAGGTTATTAG